AGGAGTTGCGTCGAAGTCCGGCGCCTCAAGTCCTTTATTGCCAACCACGTATTGACGAGTGTGACATGAAGAAGGAAGAGAATCCCGCCTACGAGGAGGCCAAGAGGGAAGTGGAGATCATGTCTCCCCTCCGCGCCTACCGCGAATCCCAAAAGATGAATTTGACGAAGCAGGAAGAAATCTTTTGCAAGGAATACTCCGTCCACAAGGATATCAAGAAGGCGGTGGTTGCCGCCGGATACACCGGCAATCACCCCGGCGAGATAGGCAGGCGCTGGTTCCAGCGCAGTAGGATCCAGCGGCGCATCAACACCCTTTTGGAAAGGGACCAATTCCGCGCCGACCTCACCCGCGAGAAGTACCACCAGAAGTTGCAGGATATCTACGACAAGGCGATGAGTGACGGCGACTACAGCGGCGCCAACAAGGCCATGGAGTTGCTGGGTAAGTCCCTGGGATTCTTCGTGGAGCAGAAGGCGGTGCTGAATGTCACCTCCAAGCTGCAGGGGGATAAGGCCCAGGAGGTAGAGGAGGTGAAGCGCCTCGCCAAGATCGCGGGAGTCTCCCTTGAGTGATTTGCTGGAGAAGCTGCGCCTCCTCGCGGAGGTGAAGGCGCGGGAATCCTACTACTCCTACTTGCAATACGCGGCGCCGTGGATCCTCCCCGAGGGTTTCGTGGATGGGGATCACATCCGCAAGATCGCCAAATTGCTGCAGTATGTGGAGGAGACACCCCGCGCCCGCGCCATGATCTTCATGCCCCCGCGTAGCATGAAGAGTGTCAACGGATCCGTGCTGTTTCCCTCCTGGGTATTGGGAAGGCACCCCACCTGGCAGGTGATGGGTGTCTCCTACGGCCAGGAATTGGCCAATGCCTTCGGGCGGGATACCCGCAATCTGGTGATGTCGGAGGACTACCAGCGCCTCTTCAGCACCCGCATCAAGTCGGATAGCCGGGCTACCAACCGCTGGGATACGGAACAAGGAGGAAGATATGTCGCTGCCGGTATTACTGCTGGTATTGCAGGTCGTGGCGCTAATCTCGCTATCATCGATGACCCCCTGAGTGAACAGGATGCGATGAGTAAGTCGGCCCGCGAGTTCGTGAAGAACTGGTGGCCCGGCGGCCTCCGATCCCGATTGCAGCCCGATGGGCGCATCCTCATCATCACCACGAGGTGGCACGAAGAGGACTTGGCGGGATGGCTCCTGCGCAACGCCGAGGATGATCCCCGCGCGGAACAGTGGGAAGTCTTGAGTATCCCCGCCCTCACCGAGGAGGATGAATCCTACTGGCCCGAGAGGTGGCCCGCCCAATACCTTAGGGATCTTAGGGATGATCCCACGATGCCCCGCAGCCAGTGGAATGCCCTCTACATGCAGGAGCCCACCGGCGAAGAGGGCAACCTCATCAAGGTGGAAAACATCAAGTGGTGGCCCAAGGACAAGCCCCTCCCCACCTGCGATAGCGTCATCATGTCCGCCGATACCGCCTTCGGCAAGAAGGAAACCAACGACTACAGCGTGTTGCAAGTCTGGGGCATCTTCACCACCGGGCATGAGGATAGCCGAGGAAAGGAATTCAACGTACCCAACGCCATCCTCCTGGGTAACCGGAGGGGAAAGTGGGAGTACCCCGAGTTGCTGGAGCAGGCCCGCCAGCTTGCCAAGAAGTACAACCCCGATAGGATCATCGTGGAGAAGAAGGCATCCGGCGAAGTGTTGTACCCCGACCTCCAAAGGGCTGGCCTCCCCGTGATGCCCTATGTGCCGGGGAAGGGGCAGGACAAGACCGCCAGGGTCCATGCCGTCATGCGCTTCTTTGTGTCGGGGAGGGTGTGGTTTCCCGAGGAGCAAAACTGGAGTTACGATCTGGTGGAGGAATCCCTGGCATTCCCCAAGGGGCGCAACGACGACCAGGTTGATGCCATGACCATGGCCCTTCTCTACCTCCGCGACTCCTACGTATTGTATAACCAGGACGATAATGTGGGGGAGGAAGAGGTACCCCACCGCCGCAAGACTTATTGGAGGGCTTGATTTCCCCCCGCTTTCCTGATATGATGCGGCATGCCCATTGAAAACAGTGTGCCTACGGAAATCCTGGGGTTGCGCCAGACCATTGTCGAATTGGACGATGGCGGCGACGATTTCGAGGAAATCCCCCTCGATACCTCCCACGACGCCAACCTTGCGGAAACCCTCAGTGAGAGTGTCCTGGGGAAGACCGGCTCCGACATTTGCGAGAATGTGCGGGTAGACCTCGATTCCCGCGCCGAGTGGGAAAACCTCATCGTCAAGGGTATGGAGGAGTTGGGCCTCAAGATCGAGGAGACGGCGGAGCCCTTCGAGGGGGCCTGTACTGCCCACCACCCCCTCCTCCTCGAAAACGTGGTGAAGTTCCAGAGCAAGGCGGTGCAGGAGTTGTTCCCCGCCGCTGGCCCTGTGCGCACGCGCATCTGGGGTGCCTCGTCCCCCGAGAAGGAAGCGGCAGCCTCCCGCCTCAAGGAGTTCCTCAACTACCAGATCCTCGAGGAGATGGTGGAGTACTTCGATGAAACCGAGAGGCTCCTCTTCGCCCTTCCCCTGGTGGGATCTTGCTTCCGAAAGCTTTATTTTGATAGTGGCCTTAACCGGCCCATCGCCGAGTATGTCCCCGTCGATCAGTTCGTCGTCAGCTACAATGCCCCCGACCTCCGCCGCGCCGACAGGTACGCCCACATAATCTTCCGCAGTGAGGAAGACTTGCAGGGTGACATGGATTCGGGCCTCTACCGGAATGTCCCCGTTGGGGCCCCCGGCATGATCGACCAGAATCCCATCGCCGCCAAGGTGGATGAGTTGCAGGGCGTGGCCCAGCCCTCCAACTACAAGGCCTATGTCCTCTACGAGTACCACGGCTACTTCGACTTTGGGGAAGGCAACCTCCCCTACGTCGTCACGGTGGATAGCGGGTCGCGCAAGGTCCTCTCCGTGAGGCGCAACTGGAATCCCCAGGATCCCCAGAAGCGCAAGCTGGAGTGGTTCGTCCACTACCGCTACGTCCCCACCATGGGTTTCTATGGGTTGGGCCTCATCCACCTCATCGGCTCGCTGGCCAAGACCGCCACCCTCAGCATGCGCGCACTGGTGGATGCCGGTATGTTTGCCAACCTCCAGGGCGGCTTCAAGCTGAAGTCGATGCGGGTGGTGGGGGCCAACGACCCCATTGCCCCCGGTGAGTGGCGCGACGTGGATGCCACCCTCCAGGATATCTCCAAGGCAATCTACCCCCTTCCCTACAAGGAGCCGTCGCAGACCCTCTTCACTCTCCACAAGGAGATGGTTGCTGCAGGCCAGAAATTCGCTGATACGACGGAGCAGGTGATTGCGGATAGCACCAATTACGGCCCCGTGGGCACCACGCTGGCACTCCTGGAGGCCTCCACCAAGTTCTTTAGTGCCACCCACAAGAGGATCCACGCCGCCCAAAAGCAGGAATTCAAGATCCTCCGGCGCATCGACAAGGACTACCTCGCCAACTACCCCTACCCAATCCAGGGGGCCCCGCCAGAAATTTTCCGTGTGGATATAGCTTCCGAGATTGACATCATCCCCTCCTCGGATCCCAACACCCCCAGCAACGCCCACCGCCTCACCCGCGCCACTACCCTCCTGCAGATGGCGTCGCAGGCCCCCCAGATGCACGACATGCGCGAAATCTACAAGCGCGTCTATAGTGCGATGGAGGTGGACAACGTCGATAAGATCCTCCCGCCGCCGCAGCAGCCCCAGCCCCTCAGCCCCCTTGAGGATATCATGGCGGCATCGGAGGGCAGGCCCATCAAGGCATTCCCCGGCCAGGACCACCAGGCCCACATCCAGGCCAAGATGGCATTCCTCCAGGATCCCATGGGTGGCAGCAGCCCCATCTTTGCTGCTATCAGCCCCATCCTGCAGGCCAACATCCGCGAGCATACGGTGATGCAGTATGCCGAGGCCGCCATGGCGATGGGTGCGCAGGGAGACCAGGCCCAGGCGATGGCCGTCCAGCAGGTGGCCCAGCAGCATCTGGCGCAGGCCCAGCAGATGGGGCAGCCCCAGGATCCCACCATGCAGTTGGGGATGGCCGAGTTGCAGATGCGGGCCAAGGAACACGAAGACAAGATGCTTAACAACGCCGCGCAGTTGGCGGTGCGTAACCGTGAGTTGGACTTGAGGCAGCAGGCCCAGGACCAGAAGGGTTACGTCGAGGGTCTCAAGATTTCCCAGAAGGATCGGGAAATCAAGAAGGCGGCTACCGCTGCCGTTGGTGCAATCGGGAGGAAAACAGGTGCCCTCTAAATCCTTTAGGCAGGCCCGCATGATGGCTGGTGCCGCCCACGATCCGGTCTTTGCTAAAAAGGTGGGGATTTCCCCCAAGGTAGCAAAGGAATTTAACAAAGCGGATGACAAGAGTGGCTTCCTCAGTAGCGCCATGCGCGCGAAGGGTCCCGCATACAAGGAGGGTGGCAAGGTGAAGAAGTACGCAGAGGGCAGCCAGGTGTCTGCCGAGGACGAGGCAGAGTACCGCCGCAGCGGCAACTACCTTGCCGACAGGCTTCGTCTGGAGGCCCAGGCCAACAAGGCCAAGATGGACGCCATGATGAAGAAGATCGAGGAGAATCGCCGCAAGGCTCCTCCCGCGCGTAGTGATCGCAGCAATCCAGATGCCGCCACCATCACCAAGCCGTATGCCAAGGGCGGCGGTGTGAAGGGTCGTGGTGCTGAGAAGCGCGGCGTTCGCCCCGCCAAGTACTATTGAGGCTGCCATGCCCGCTGACCTTGAAGCTCGTCGCCCCCTCCTTGAGGCACTCATCGACAAGGTAATGCAGACGCGAAAGGACAAGCAGCGTTCTGCTGAAAAGGAAAAACAGGCCAAGGCCGAAGAGTTGCGGCGGGCCAAGCTGGATGAGTTGGAAGATTATGAAGAGTCCCGCCCCGGCGCTACCCCCAAGACGGTAGACCCCA